CGAGAAACTACAGCTAACCATATTCGATAACTCCGCAGTCACGCTTGGCTATATGAGGTCAAAGCTACATCAGCTTGAAGCGATGACGGGAAAGCCTACCGGCCTAATCATTTTAGATTACCTACAGCTAATGGGCGGCGACAGTAAAAACGAGAACCGAGTTCAAGAGGTTAGTAAGCTGTCGCGAGGATTAAAGGTGCTTGCACGCGACTTTAATTGCCCCGTGATTGCTTTATCACAGCTTAACAGATCCGTAGAGCAGAGAACGGACAAACGCCCGCTACTTTCGGATTTAAGGGAGTCGGGCAGCATAGAGCAAGATGCAGATATGGTGTGGTTTCTATTTAGAGCCGAATACTACGACACGAACGCACCTAAAGGCGAGACCGAGCTAATTATTGCAAAGCAAAGAAACGGCCCTATCTGCACCGTACCGTTAATGTTTGACGGTCGATTGTCGAAGTTTACCGAATTACAAATAAGAGAGGAGTTCAAGCAATGGCACTCATAAACCCAACGCAAATTAAGGCTGCGATAACGCAACTGACAGCCGAGCTCGGACGTGCGCCGACATATCACGACGTAAAGGAGCACTTTGGATTACGGTCGCCACAGCACGCCAGGTATTACATAAAGCAGGCTGTCGATGCTGGCTTGATTGAAATCGACTTCGAAAGAAAGCCGTTTTGGTTGAGGGTCGTGTAATGGGGTCACTATCAAGAAGAAAGGGCGCCGCAAACGAGCGCAGACTTGCAAAGCTGTTTGCTGCCGCTATGCCTGGAGAGGACATTAGGCGAGGTCTTCAATACCAGAATCGCTTTTCACGAGACAAGGTGCCAGACGTTGAGTGTCCCGTGTTTTGGGTAGAAGCAAAAGTCGGAAAGAAGCCGAACCCTAGAGCCGCAATGACTCAAGCACGAGAGGATTCGACAAAGGGAAAGATTCCGATTGCGGTTATTCGTGATGACGGAGCACCGTCCGATGAGTTTGTTTGTATAGGATTGACAGACTTTCTTGACTTTGTTGCAGAGTGGTGGGAGCGGGGCAATCTGTAGCTGCGCCCGAGCGGGAAAAATTCGGCGTTAAAAAGTAAGTAAAAACGAGCACTTGTAAATTAATGAAAAAAGTTCTTTCCATTTCTACGCTTTGCGTATAATCTGATAACATAAGCAATAAGGCTTAAACAAAAGAACGGAGAGACAAGATGAGCAATTTACTTACGATTTATTCAGCAGCGAACATCGAGACAGGTTTGCAGGATTTAGTTCACGACTGTTGCTTGTATGTAGACGTTCCAGGGCTTGGGTTAGTCAACGTGTCGGTAAAAGAGGCGAAGGCGACAGTGAAGCGTCTGCATGAGTCGCGAGGTGCGGATCGATTTATCCTTCAAGAGACAAGCAGAAGCGTTAAGGATTCAGGACTTATTCTGAGCAACTACTACTAGGAATTTACCGCCGCCCTTCGGGGAGGCATTTTAACGGAGAAGCAAAATGGAATTTAGTAAAGAACAAAAAATTGCAGCTTTCAAATGGATGATGGAGCACGAGCGGCTTTGTGAGATGCTTGTTACAGAGACAAGCACCAGCATGCGCCGGCCCACCGTTATAAGCAACGCAGGTGAGAGACCTAAGACTTATCAAAGTGCGTTTAATGCTTTATCCGCAATGCACGTCGATCTGGCAGACGGATGTAAAAAGCGCAAAAAACTTGTAAGATGCTGGAACGAGTTCAACAAAGAGTATTTAGAAGATTGCGTGTGGTTTGTGAATCTTAAAGCAGAGGTACAAATGCAGGAGGAAAGGTCTTGAACGTCTATGACGAGCCGCAGGGATTAGCAACAGCGCCGATAATGTTTTGGCTGTTAGTTTCAGGTATCGCAATCGGCGTGATGACAATTATCGAGTGGTTTGAGCGCAGAAAGTAGTAAGAAATAAACGGAGAAAATTATGTACACGAAGTTGAACCATAAAGTTAAAAATGGCGATGAATACGAAATCGCAATGGACGATACCAGCATTGTCTTGTATCTCGAAGCAATCGGTTACCGAATCGAGGTAAACCATTACGAGGACGATGACAATCCAACTGTGTTAGTTTACCGCGACAGTAAAGAGGTAGACCGACTAATCTGGGAGTTGACGCCATGAACAGTCTGCCTTTACCTCGACCAGAGTACAGTACGCCAGACGGACCGAAGATGTTTGAGCCGGGCGACGTTGTAAGACTGCGAGACCCTCTCCCCGAAACAGCGCATGATAGAGGCGTTGTAGTAATTGTTTTAAGCCACTGGTGGGTCGTTTGGCGATCAGGCGAGATTCAACACTTCAATTCTATTTCTGGAGATGACCTGCTTGTTGAGAGAGATTAGGGTCCATTTTCGCTCTTCCCGTTGCATGTTCTAGTTTCATTAAGGAGATCACCTTGAATTACCTTACGCTGTGCATTTCATTGTTCTGCGGTATCGTCGTAAAGACCGAGTCAAACACGCTGCACAAGTCACGCACTGAAGTCTGTGAAGATATAGCTCACGAAGCGATAGCGCAAAATGTTGACCCCGTTCTTGCGGTAGCCGTCGGTTGGACCGAGTCTGCTTTCATTCGTGACGTGCGCTCGCACAAGGGCGCAGTTGGTCCGATGCAGGTTATTCCGAGATTTTGGTGTAAGGAAAAGCCGTGCGATTATATCGAGGCCGGCATCAGAGCTCTGAAATTCTACACGAGAAAATATGGAGAGCAGCGCGGGCTTTGTGCGTACGTGAGCGGTAAGCCGTGCGAAAGGGCAACAGAGTCAGCAAGCGCATATCGTTCTAGCGTAATTATGACCGCGGCAAAGTTTGCGGAGCTTTATCGGCAATCGTGCGAAGGCTGTTAGTCCCTGAAATTGTTGCGGTTTATGTTTCTTTATACCTTTTTGGTAGTATACTGACCTTGAGCCAATGAGGGCTTAAAAATAAACGGAGAAAATTATGTCAAAGAAAAAGACCTGCGAGGAACTTATTGATGAGTGCTGGATGCACGAGAGAGAGAGAATCAAAGAAGCGCTGAATGATGAAGGTGACGGGCTTTACAATCTCGGGCTTTCGTTTTCGTGGCAGCCGCCTCGCGGCGAAGCGTATGACGAGGGCGGTTATTTTCAGTTTCTTCTAAGCTGGGGCGGACCATCGGATGAAATAAACTTCTATGAGGGTCGCAGAATCGTCTATGTCTACAAAGATTGGTTCGATGTTGCTGAGAGAGACGTCAGTTCGGATCAAGTAGCCAAAGATTTGCGAGACATGTTTGAGGCTATGGACGCGCTTGACTTTGATAAATATCGAGATGAAGAGCGGTTCGCGCTGCTTGGAGGTGGATGACGATGGCGTACAAGCAAACAAAGACGATTGGCGGTACAGCCGTTTCTGCTATCGTAGGCTGTAATCCGTACGCAGGGCCTTGGGATGCCTGGCAGCGCATTCTCTTTAAGACTACGGTGCCCGAAAACGAGGCGATGGCTCGTGGCACTAGATTAGAGGGTCCGATTGCCGAGGTTCTGGGACCAAGAATTGGGATGACGCTTGTTGAGCCGCTAGAGGGCACAATCATTATTGACGACACGTTTAGCGCCACAGCCGACCGTCTAGGCTACGTTGACGGCAAGCTTCAAGCTCTTATCGAGATTAAGACCGCGGGGACCTATGGCAAGCTGAATCCGCTGCCAGAGCACTATCGTTTGCAGGTACAGCATTATCTTTGGGCCTTCGGTCTTGATAGCGGTATTCTTGCGGGCTTAAAGACAACGAACGAGACATTCAGAATGCTAGATAGCGCGGACGATGTCGCGTTTGCTCTAAGTCGGGGAGCCGCTGACCTAATTATTCACGAGATACCGAAAGATCCGCATTATGAAGAGAAGATAGTGCCTTACCTTCGGCGGTGGTTCAATGATCACATCGTTAACGAGGTACCGCCTGATCCCGATGGTACCGACGGGTGCCGTATTGGATTGGCTCGTTATTACTCGGAGCGGGATGGCGAAATGGAGTTGACGAAAGACCTTGAAAGGTGGATTGCGGCAAGAGACCACGCAAAGCAAGCGGAAGCCGACGCGAAGGCGAACAAGCAGCATTGGGATAATCATATTCGGGCAACTATGGGCAACTTTAAGCGGGCGGTTAACGAGTCTTACATCATTACGATGTCACGTCAAAAAGGGCGAGTGAGTCTTGACCAGAAGCGACTTAAAGAAGAAATGCCTGAAGTTTGGGAGAAGTATCAAAAGCAGGGCGAACCTTTTGAAACGCTTAGAATAAAGCAGCTGAAAAAGGAGGAGGCGTGAGGCATCAAGCGAACGCACTCTTCAAGACCGACCTCGATGCGCTTGTGTCGGCTTGTAATCGTTTACACAAGATCAGCCTAGAGACCTGGGCGCTGGCTTACATTGTTGGCTATGCGCGGGACTTTATAGGTACACGAGGCAAGGTGGGCGGCTTTGGAGGATATAACTCGGGTCTTGAAAAACACGTCCGAGGGGCGGCGTTAGAGATTGTCGTGCGTGATTATTTAGAAGATTGTGGGCACATTGGTCTCGTTGAGCAATATGACCAGACGTGCTTTAGTGAGGACCATCGCAACATCGAGACCTTTCCAGACTTTATGACCGAAGGCGAGCGCAGCGAGGACTTTTGGTTCGACCTTAAATCGGCACGATGCGTTACGTTCCACAGAAAGGTTTA